AATACGTTAGATCCTGTTGATAGTTGTGTACCACTTGCAGTGTAATCTACATCTGGTTTTTGTACAACGTTGTTTACAACAAATCTTATTTCTGATGAGTTAGCAACTGGTGTTGTTAGTGTAAATGTTGTGTCTGATCCATTACCCGTAATTGTCTGGGTAGACATGGATTTAAACTGATCAGTATTAGCTGGTCCTATATAACCCATTTATCCTCCTACGTGCTTATGCTATCAATATATGACATCCAACAATCAGCAGAACTAGCTGTGTCAGACTTTATTTTTACAGCGTCTCCAGATAGTAATACTACTTTAGCACCACCATCAATAAATTCCATACTTGATCCTTGAGGTATACTTACTCCTTTAGCTAAGTGATAATCACTACCGCCACTAGAGATAAACACATCTACTTGTATCGTTTGTGCTACAACGTTAGCAACACGAATACCAATGAGAGCATCGTCAGAATTGGCTGTAAGTAAAGTTGAAGCACTTGTGCCTATATTTCTTGCTTTTACGTTTTCAAAATCTTGTGCCATGGTTTCTCCTTATATCAAAGTGCGACAGACATTGCAATTACAAATCCAGCAGAAGCGCCTGCTGTGCCACTAGAAGCTGCTGTTACACGACCTTTTGCATCAACAGTAATGCTTGAGTTTGTGTAACTTGCTGCTGATACTCCTGAATTAGCAAGAGTAAGAGCTCCACCAGATGCTATTGTAGCGTCGCCTGACATATCCACTTCTTCAAAACTTGTTCCATCTGCAACCAATATTTTGTTTGCAGTGTTTGTTGGTAATTTTAATTTACTTCCTACAGTGACATCACCAAGTGTACTAAAATTAGAATTAACTTTATTTGATACAGTGACTACATGGTTACCCATGTAACCGTGTGAAGAACACTGATAATATAAAATATTAGGTGTTTCTGAATCTACAGCAATTTGTACATAGTCTCCTGAACTGCCACCAGAACCATTTGTTGTGACACCTGTTGTGTAAGCTGTGCTTTTTGCAGCATCCAAATAAAATCTTAATGGATGTCCTGAGTTACTAGAATCTGAAGTATCAAATCTGTAGTAATATTTTGCGCCTGTATCTACACCAGAAAATCTTAATGCAGGTGATTCTAGTCCATTAAAATAGTATGCACTACTACTAGAACTTCCTCCTGCTGGATAAGGATGACTGCTTGTTTTGTTATCAACTGTTACAGTTATAATCTGTGGTGCTGATGAACTACCAAAATCAACTGAAGGAAATGGCAGACCTTCTTTTGATGCTGGTAAAGTACAAAAAACATCTTTTGTGCCTGCACTAAAACTAACTTTAGCATCACCGTTTGAACTTGATATAACGTTGTCTCTTGACAAAGTATCAGTCGAAGCATCTGTTACGGTGCCTAAACCTATTTCAAATTCAGTAGTGGTTCTTCCTACTATTGCGTAATATGTTCTGTTAGTGGTACCTATACCAGCTACAAAAGTTTTAAATCCACCAATCGCACCGTCCAGGTCTATTGTGCCCGTACCAGTTGTAGTGGTAGATTCTTTTACGCGGTCGTGTAAAATAAAAGCCATGCTACTCCTACGCTAATCTTAAGATAGCGTTAGATGCGTCTGCTGTAGGGAATTGAATTGTAAACGTGCCATTAGTGCAAGTTTTGTCCCCACCAAAATTCAACACAAGAACAGATTTATTACTCTCTGAGCTGTTATAGATCAAAGCGCCGTGAGCTGTTATTGTTGCTGAAGTCCAAGACGTATCTGCGAAATCACATACTGCAGTTGTTCCGTCTGCTACTGGTGTAACACTTGTAAGAGTATTACCTCCACCAGTGTAACCTGTTCCAGAATACTCGTTAGTTGCTGTACCATCTGCGTAAGTAGCTGTAGAAGCACTTAAGTTAGATGAGTTAGTGTACAATGCAATTTTAAAAGTATCACCAGATGATGCAGTGAAATTGTGCGTTCCTGTAAGAACCTGTGTTTTAAAACTGGTTGTTACAGTTGATGATGATATTGCCATTTTATTGTCCTCCTATTGGTTTACTGTATCCAGGTAAGGCTGAAGGTCGTGGTATACGAATAACTCCGTTAGCCCACTCGTCTCTTCTTGCTCTACCCATTTGTTGTGCAGCAACTTCTTGAAGTGTTGTTTCATAAGATTGCTGATATATTTGCAGCATTTCTGCTGGACCTTTCAAGAACTTGAAAGCCTCTACAAGGCAACCATACAACATAAGTGCAGGTGCGTTGTCTCCTAACCAAGTATTACTGTTGCTAGAGCTCATTCGATCTGGTAATTTTATCAGACCAACCTCTACCTTAAAATCAGCACTTGGTGTTGGTACTACGTATATAGTATTATAGTCCCATTGACAATAATACTTTGGTGTTCCAGTAGATGTTCTATCAGGGTGATATTCATCCATATATGTCACATCTTTTTGTTGTAAATATATTCTATCTCCAGTTCCAGATGCAGGATAAATCATAACACTTCTAATTACAGAAAACTGTGTAGGTATTGTGTTTGCTCCACCTGGTAGTGTGATAAATCCATTACCTGTCGTAAAGTTAGAAAACTGATATGATCTAAATACAGGTAAATCTAAATCTTTTAGTATTTTATTTTCCGTGTGTTCAATAAAATCATTGACAATCGTATCGCTTAAAACACTAGAATCTGTTTCTGTATAATCTCTTATTTGTTGTACTAATTCAGTATATGTTGTCATGATGATAATGTAACAGGTCCTGCAGACGCTTGTCCTCCTCCTGAAATAACTGTTGTGCTTGCAAAAACTCCTGCACCAAAATTATAAAAATCATCGTCAACTACCGTAATAGTTTTACCTGCATCAGCATTTATTGTGCTAGCTAAATGACCTGTAGCATCTCTAAATCTTACAGTGTCACCAGTAGTTCTACCATGACCAGGTTCAAAAACTTTTATCAAACTACTACCAGCTTCGTGTGTAAAAGGATTTAATCCTAATAATCTTTCTGTTGCTGGTTCTACTCTTGCAGGTCTTGCATGTTCTAACGCTTGAGGATCTGGTGAATGCTCATGTGGCATCAACTGTGGTGCCTTCGGTTCATACTCACTCGTATGAACACGCATGCCATTCCATTCTATTACCATCTCTGTGTATGGATATTCTAATCCACTACGATCTGATATAAATTTTGCGTACTTTCCTTTAGCGTATGACATTCATTAACTCCAGGTGTATTTGCCACCCTTTGTAGCTGCACCCATTCCTAAAGCAGTTCCAGTCTGTTTTCCTTTTGATATAGAAATTTCTTGTGCTTTTCCTGCTGCAGGTGCGACACCTTTAGTAGTTACAGCTCCTGCTTCTACAGGTGTTGGTATTGAAATTTGACCTCTTCCATAACTACCTCCACCTTTTGATCCAGTTCTTGGATTAGTAGATTGTGTATTATAACGTGGGTTACTCATTAGTCCTCCTTTTTACATGTGCAGTTACCACAATCACATCTGTCAATAGTGCATGAACCATCAACAATACAGTGACATGTGTGACCACATATTTCACATTTTGGCATATTACCTCCTATGGTATGTATGCTTGCGCCGGTTTAACTCTAAACGAGACTCGTTCTCGGTTAGCATCAGCGGTTCTCTCAAATTCTTCATCGTATACCGCTTTTAATCCCGCAGATAATTGCGGTGCTCTTTTTATAGAAATATAATAAGCTAATCCTGAAACTAAACAAGGAAGAAAATAAAAAGGAACGTCTGGTTCACTTGTGTATGCACCAGCATCCTGTATTCTATTGATAAAAAAGTACTTAAAAATATAAGCTTTATCAGGATTAGGATATAAAAATAATGTCATTGGGTGTTCTGGTCTACCACTATTACTAGATCCGTTAGTTGTAACTTGTCCATTTATTAGACAAAATTGCGTAGGTCTAGCATCACCAGATGACTCCTCTGTCTTTCTACTTAAATTCATGTATTCTGTTCTAGATATTTTGGTAATTGCAACATCAGTAGTATTACTATCACCTTCAAAATTAGTAGTTGCACCAGCAGTTGTAGTTATTGTAGCATCAATTATATCAACAACATTTTGATTTATTGCATAGAAGTTTGTTCCTGCAGTCAATGTTTGAAATCCATAATCTATTGTCCATAAATTAAGACCACGATTTGCCCAATCAGAAAAGATTAAGTTCATGGATCTTCTAGCAGTTTTCAAATCATAACCGCTACGAACTTCAAGACCACATCTTTCAAATGCTTCTTCTACAACCTCTTCTACTGAGAGATTAAATGTTCTCGTGCCTGAATAAGCCATTTAAACCTCTACGGTATAGGTGTATATTCTTTTATAAATTCAACAACTAAACTTGCGGTATCATCATTAGTAACAGAAGAAAAGTTAATTAAAACATCGCCTGTGTAATTAGCGGCTTTCGTGTTTTGCAAACCACCTATCGTACTGAAATCCACGTCGTCAGCGAAATTACAAGACCATGCAATTGGATTAGTTCCACTGTTAACCCACTCTA